CCGCGAAGGCCGTTGTCAGCGTGTCATAGGGGACGTTATTGACCGCCACATCATTGATCGGGTAGTGGGTCGCGCCGTCGTAATAGTGGGCATAGTCAGCCCCGTTCACCATCACGTTGAACGAACCGCCCGACGTGGCAATCTGCGCCGCCGACCAGTCGCCCGAAGTCATCCCCGCCACATCGGCGAAAACAGCCCCGCCGCCGTTGATCCGGTCAGCGTCGTAAATGCCCGAAGCCGTGGCAGCAAAAAGATCATCCGTCGAGGCGGAATAGACCATCATCTGCACAATCGCAGCGCCGATGTCCGCGTATTCCGTCGATCCGCCCCGCACGCGCCCGCCTTGGGCCGTGGGGAAAATGTTGTCCAGCACTTCGGCCTGATCCGGCGCGGCAGTCGTGATGTTGCCTGACTGCACCCAACCCTTTGTCGGGGCCGGAAACAGCAGGTCTTTTGTGCCGGAAACGCGGATATTCTGTGCGCGCATTACGGGGCCGGGGGAATGAAGGCCGGAATGCGGTCTTGCCAGCGTCCAGGCTTGCGGCTGGCAAAGCTGACCACGCGCCGCCCGCGAAGATCGTTGAAATACCGCCCGAAGAGCATGTTGAACTCGTTATACTTGTCGGAAAACGGCATTCCGCGCCGCTCACGCCAGCGCCAGATGGTGCCCGCCTCCACCAGCCGATCAGGCAGGATCAGGACATCATCTTCCGCCGTGAACATCGTGCCGACCGTGCCACCAGCCGTGGCCTTCCAGTTGTTAGACACATAGGAAAGCGTGATATCCGTCGTCGGTGCGCCTTCAAATTCGATGGAGTAGGCCCCATCGTAACCGCTCAGGCGGTAGAACCGATCAGCCCCGGCAATGCCGCTGTCCAGCAGTTCCACCCAATCGCCATCGGTCGAAACCGGGATACCCGGCGCGTCTAGCTGCTCGTCATACACCGAATACGGGTTGCGTTGCAGGCGGCGGAAGTCAGACGGCAGGGCGTAGGTTGAAACGCCCGTGCCGGTGATTGTGTATTGCACGCCGATAGGCTGGGGCCAGTCAGCGCGGTCCAGAAGATCGCCGATTGTCTCACGCAGGAAATCGTCCCGCAGTTCCACATGCTCATCATCCGTCGCGGTGACCCACGATGACGGCGGCGAGATGGAACAATGCCGGGCGATCCGGTTGAGAGTTTCGACGATGGTGGTCATGCCGCCTCAGCCTCTTTCTTCGGGCGTCCGGGGCCGCGTTTCGTCGCGCCCGCTTCGGCCAGCATTTCTTCCATCGCCGCCATGCGTTCCCGCATTTCGGTCAACTCGCGGTCTTTTTCCGCATCTCCGATGGATGCCAGGAAAGCCGCTGCAAGCTTGGGCAACTGCCGGGCGTTGGGGAACGGTAGGCGTGTGAACGCGCCTTCGCCCATGTCCCGGACAGCTTCAACGGTCTTGATGCCCATGGCACGCAGGTGCGCGGCCTGTTCCACCGACACGCCAGACCAAGCAGCAAGCGGGGTTCCATCTTCGGGGAGGTCCTCGTTGCGCTTCCAAGCCTCATATTTCGGGGCGATGATATCCCACCGCGCCTTCATGACCTTGAAAGACATGCTATCCGCGCGCTGTTCGTCCATATCATCCTTGGGGCGCAGGTCCTTGATCCGGTGCCAAGTGCGGGTGCGCTCAAACGCCTCGCCTGACGGGGCCAGTTCGACCCATTCCGTTGCCTTGTCGCCCTTGTATTCGGCTTTGAAGCCGCAAACTACGAAATCAGACATTATCCGTCTTTCTACAGAGGGAGGGGGAAGCGGGGGCCATTACAGCCCCCGCCAGTTGTTAGCCCATGTTGGTGAGCAGAACGATCTTCGCCGAAGCGTCGATTGCGATGGCGCAGATGTGGTCGGTCACAAGGGCCGACACGTCCAGGGTGCCATCGGTCGATCCGACCGGGGTGAGGGCGTTGCCGTCCGCACCGGCAGTCAGTGCCGTGGTCAGGGTCGCATAGCCTGCGATCTGAACCCAGCAGTATTCGCCATCCGCCGGAACGGATTGGAATACACCAGCGCCGACACCGGCACTGTCAGACAGGTCAGAGGTCACGGTCGTGGTTTGCCCCGCCGAAGCGCCGGACACAGCCAGCACATAAGCGAAGTTACCCGCAACCGCAGCGACGTTGCCTGCGCCGTTGTCGAAGAGGACGAAGCGGTAGCGCTTGCCGTCTTCACCGTCGAAGATATCCCCAAGGCTGGGGGTATTTTCACCGAGGGCCGCGTAAGTCGCGGTGAGGTTTGCACCTGCAAGAATAGCCATAGTTTCAGCCCTCCTTATGCCGCATCGAACAGGATGCCCTGCAGCGACCGTTGGGTCGTCACAAGGTTGCCCATCCAATACATCGGGATGACCACTGCATCTTGGTTCACCGGGGTCTTCTCGGCGTCCATGGTCCACTGCGCCTCACGGTGCTGGACCAGATACAGATAGTCGGTGTTGAGGAAATAGGCCCGCTCGCCAGTCGTCGCAAAGTTGGTGTTGTCGTCAAACACCACGTTGGCCGACTTGTATTTCAGCGATGCGAAGCCCGCTTGCGCCATGTCTGCGTCGGCGTAACGCTGAAGCTGCTGCTCGCCCAGTTCGAAGAGCGAATAGAAGTCATGCGTCATGACGATCAGGTCAGGCTTGTCCGCGCCACGGTTCAGGCCAAGCCAAACCGCGTTCATGTCCGCTTTGAACGAAACCGCGTTTGCAGCCGAAGGCGAGGCCGCAAGGTTGGTGCCGGTCATTTCGCGGAAGACGTTGCGCCAGAAGGTCCAGGTTGCAGCGTTGATGCCGCCGACCGTGCCCTGTCCGTTGGTCTGGATCAGGTTGGCAAGGCCGTTGATCTGGTTCGACAGCGCGCCGTCGGAATAGATGTCAATCGAGAAGTTGTTGGCCGCAGTGCGCAGGGCATTTTCCTTGCGCGCCTTGACCAGATTGATCATCTGCTCCTTGCCGGAGTTCATGCGCAGTTCCCGACCGGATGCCGTGACGTGCAGGGCAATCTGTTGGTAGGGATACTTGACCGTGGTCAGCACATCGGATGCACCCGTGTTGAGTGCTTCGTAGCCGATGAAACGCTGGTAGGTCGAGTTTTCAGCGTAGTCGATGGGTTCGGCGATCTCGTAACCGCCGGACACCGTTTTGATCTTGCCTTTGCGCTTCATGGTGTTGAGAAGCGCGTTGTGGTTGCTCACGTTGTCGGTGACTTTCCGGCCCCAAGTGCGGTCGGTGGTCGTCACCATTTCCGTGAACACGGACGATGGCGTTGCCATGTGTCAGGTTCCTATTTTCGCTGGGCGCGCGCCCAGGCGGCTTCGTAAGCTTCCTCTTCGGTAAGCTCACGCGGCTTGCCTGCTGTGCGGCCAGTCACGTTGACGGATTTGGCTTCAATCGCGGCCTTTGCTCGTTCAGGGTCCGGTTGCGGGACGGCTTCAACAGCGGTCTTGGCCGGGGCCTTCAAGTCAGGTCGTTTCGTCTGTAGTGCGAGTTCATAGGCTCGATCCAACACGTCCTTGTGGGAGGCGTCAGGGTTCACCCGTTGCACCGCCGCAATGAAGGCTGGAAGGTCTTCTTCGACCTCGGCCCAGTGTTCCTTCGCTGCGGCGTATTCCGTAACTTCCGACAACGCGCGCTCTTGCATCGTGATGGCGGAAACCTGTTCCCGGATAAATTCCGGGTTGGCGGCGCGGGCGAGTTGATCCTGCAACTGCCGCAACTGCGTCTGCATCGCTGCCGTGTCTTGCGCCGCCTGCCCCTGCCCACCGAGGGCCTGGCGCAAGGCGTCGATCATGTTGTGTTCCTTCGCCAGAGAGATAAACGTCTCCAGCGGCTTTGTGCGGAAGTCGGCGACGGCCTTGGCCAGAACCACCACTTCCTGCGCCACCTGATCGGGGCGCATGTTCATCAGTGCGGGCAGGTCTTTCGACGCGTTGACCAGCACATCCTTGATCGGCGAAAGCCCCTGCACCTGACGGCCCATGTCGGACAGTTTCCGCGACATTTCCCGCTGCGAAGTCAGCACCGCGTCACGGGCATCTTCCGGCAATGCCTGCCAATGCTTGCGAAGCGCCGTGGGAACGTCCGTAGGGGCTTCCACAGCCTCGGTCGGCTCGGGTGCCGTCTCTACCTGTTCGACAGGCTCAGCGGCCTCTACGGGCGCGCTTTCGGCCTCAATCGGGGCTTCTGCGGTCAGCTTGTCATACACCGCGCCATAATCAGGCTCGGCTTCGGTTACGGAAGGCTCCGAAACGACGGCTTCGGGAACCAGAGCTTGCGCTGTGGCTTCAAGGGACATCAGGGATTCCTTTGTGTTACTTCTCTTGAATGACGACTTCGCCGTTAAAGAAGGTCGCGGTCGTCGCGCTGGACAGCACGCAGTGCAACATGCAGGTGCCGTTGTAGAGCCTCAC